GATGAAGCCGTGAACACAAACCTCTCTGCCACCGGGGTGGTAGGTGTTCCAGTGGTTTCCGTACTGGTTTTCACCGAGCAGACCATCATCGGGGCCGACATACCGCTTGAGGTTGGGGTTGTTGGCACCAGTGGAGTGAACCATGATGCCCTTGACGGTAATTTTGCGACCCGCCTTATAACAGGCGTTTTCGGTCAAAAGCAACTTACGCAGATTCATTGTCAGTTACCTCCTTCTTAGTCGTAGTGCCAGCGGACAGCTGCTTGACCACCTGGTTGGTACCAGTTGCAGACAGACCGCTTGCAGCACCGAGAACGATGGCAACGAGGATGTTCTCTGTCCCCATAGTGCCGGGAACAAAGTAGAATGCGACCACGCCGCAGATGCCGCCCAGGATACAAGCGATCAGCGGAATGAAACGCTTGAACTTTTCGTCACCGCCCATAGCGGTTTTTGTAATGTCGATGATGGTGTACACGATGGCAGCCAGTGCGGGGATTACGGTAATGTCAGTCATAATAAATTCCTCCTCTTATTTGTGGGCTTGTTTGTTGATGTGCTTTTCGATTTGATTGATGGCTTCCGTCACGGGACCGTTGCAGCCTTGCTCTTTCAAGCCTTGCAGACAGGCAAGCACACCGTAAACCAACACGGTCTGCTCTTCCTTGATGGCCTTGATGTCCTTGTCCTGTTTTTCCTGCTTCAGAAACCATTTATGGACGGCAAAGATCGCTCCGAACACAACGCCCAGAGCGGTAATCGTTGCCGCCAGTGCAGTGAGATCCATAGCCGTTTCCTCCTGAAATTCATATTTTGATATGAAAATAGGCACCCTTGCGGATGCCCAAATTCTTTATTCCAGCCATGACGGTTTCTCCGGCACGACCATTGTTTCCGTGACATTGAGCCACGCTTTGTACCATTGGCGCAGTTCCAGCAGTTGGGCTATAGATATACCCTCGTACCAAAGCTGACCACGGTTGACGACTGAGAAGCATTCTTTCTCTCGGCGTTGACGGTATTCTGATTTTAGTTCCTCGGTCACATGAGCCTCATAAGCATCCTTATTGTATTCCAGTTTCCCGTCTTGAAATTGGTAGGCATAGAACTGATGCAGAAACTGCTCGATGTCCTCTGGCTCTGGCACATCAATGCCTCCCACCAGAGTGCCAACATAAGCAAAACTGAGTACGAAGCCCTGTTCATCCGTTACAATTTGCATAGCGTCCTCCTTAGTTCACACCAAATACTCGCAAAACCTGTCCTGAACCGCTACGGCCTTTATAGGCAAGCGTAACGGTACTGCCAGAATATGAGAGGTTGAAGGTGTAGTAATTGGTTTCATCCGCAAGCTGATAGGTAGTTGCGGTGGTAGTCAGCTGCCCTTTGGGAATAAAGAGACTGACACGAGCAGAAGTTGAGTTCGGTTGACCAATAATGACATAAGCCTTGTAAGAACCATAGTTGAATGTCGTACTGCCTGTGGTCAGCGTTCCGCTATACAGTGAAGTACACGTAATGCCCAGATTTGTCCGAGCTGCCGCTGCCGTGGTTGCCCCTGTGCCGCCGTACGCAATTGCCAACGCATTGGTCAGCGAGATGCTGTCCCAGGAACTACGGTCATACGCAAGTTTGACAGCATAAGGTGTGGCTGCAAGAGACTGACTGGTGGAGTTGACGCTGTTTGATAGCATGGTAATGCCGTATCGAGCAGTAGATGCCGGAAGACAGTTCAAAGCAATCCACCAGGTGCCGTTATAAACAAAATGCACCATCTGATTGGCTGCCCACATATTTGCGGAAACATAGTAGCCACTCACACCGCAGATCGCAATTGCGCCGGTCCCGTTTACATTCATGGACGGAGAGGATGCTGTATTGGCATAAGTGAATTGCACAGCCAAATGCGCGCCCTTTTTCAGTTGAAACTCATCACAGGTCACGACCTTGGTGGCGGTGGCAGCAGCGGTTTCGCAAACGCCGAAATATGGCTTATCGAAGGTGTAATCGATGTTATCTGGGGTTAGCGTTCCTGCAATTCGGACATCACCCTCAATATTGACATCACCCTCGAAATGACCGTCACCCACTACATGGAGTGCTGAATCTGGTGTTGGTGTGTTGATGCCCACCATCTTCTTTCGCAGAGCCAGCAAAGGCGTTCCCTGGGGAACGGTGAAATAAAGACTGGTTGCTGAGAGCGTGTTCAGCTGATCTCGAATGTAGACATGGAAGTCATAGGACGAGTTGGCATCCAGGCTACATAGTTCCAGGTTGGAGTAGGAAAAGCTGGTACCGCTTTGGGTAACATTCGCAAGGATGCTCGTATATGAGCCGTAGCTGCTTGCGCTGGTCAGCTTATAACGGTACTGCACATACAAAAGACTGTTTTTTTGTGTTCCATTAACGGTGATTGGAGAAATACTGCCATTGAAAATCAGCTGCATTTCTGCCTCAATATCATTGGTGCGGCGCAGAGAGATTTCCGATACCTTTGGCTTGGCATACGGAATAACCGTAATCTGCTGTGAATTGCTGACGGTATAGCCACGGGAGTCCGTAGCTGTAACCACCACGTCCACCGTGCCGGACTTCGCAACACCATAAAGGTTAAGTGCAGCGCCTGTAGTATTGGAATAGGTCACACCGTTGCAGGTGGCGGCATATTTGACGATGGACGCACCGTTCTTCGCCGTGGCAACACCAGGTGTGACATACAAATACGAATAGGATTGGATAAACAGCTGATCATTGCCTGTTATTGCAGAAGTGGCAGAACGGCTGTCCTTGTAGGTGAATGCAGTCATGCTCGGAGCAGAATTTGCCGCTGTTGTTTGCACCGTGCAGGTGCAGGTAGAGGCACTGCCGATCTGGGTAGATCCGCTTTTGGTCACTACCTTGATTGTGGCCGTAAAGGACTTGATGCTTGCCATCGCGTCGAGTAGATCTGCCCGTTCCGTTTGGGAAAGCGTTATGGTGCGGTCAGCCGTTCCTTTCGTCCAAGTTCTTGCCGAAAGTGCGAGGTACTCCGTTGACCCATTACAGATGGACAAATAGCAGGAAAAGGATGCATCATATACGGTTACATTGGGTTTGAATGTGACTGTAGCTGCATCGGCGGTAATGGTCGGACAGCTATTGATGATCGCACCACCCAATGTTTTGACCGTAACGGTGCTGGATTCACCATATACCTGATTGCTCTTTTTTCGGGCAGCGACACGCACATAGTATGTGGTATTCGGAGAAAGCCCTGTAACTGTAGTACTTGCTGAGGTTCCGACTGTAGTCGAAAATGGCGTGGCAGAAATACCATCATCCAAGCTATAATCCCAATAATCTGCCGTGGCAGAAGATGTGGCAGAAATCTTGAAACTATTTGCGGTGATGCTGGAAACAGAGCAAGATATTGTGGGCGCAGTTCGGTCGATATTCGTCAGCGTCATGGTGCCGCCATAATCGTTGGCACCATAGTAATAGACGCTGGTCAGAAATTCGACAGTGACAGATTTTGAACCGTTACTGTTATGGGTAACGTCAATGGTGCCGCTGACAGAGCCTTTTGCTGCGGGAAAAACATAGGTATCCCAGGCAGTTCTCGCCTTGTAGTAGACTTGAGTACCATTGATCTTTACGGTGGTTTCCTCAATTGTGTAGTAGGTCGATGCACCACCAGCAGAAGTCAGCGTCCAGGAAAGCGTCGAACTGTTGGATGCAACATTGACGGATTCGGTAACTGTCAGCTGAAGGTATCTGCCGTTGTACATATTACTGGTGTAAGTTGCCATGGGCAGTCCTCCTTAGTCCAGAATTACAATGTTCAGCCCCTCAGATGCCGTGGGCATGGGAACGAACTTGGTTTTTCCCACCGTGAGTTCACCGTCCACGGTGGTTTTCTTTGTGATAGTTTCATCCTTATTTAGGGTGAAAATTTTCTCCTCATTGTAGTAGCCAGAGAACTCTTGGTTCGTAATGACGGTTCGCTGCCCGGAGTCTGCGTTGGAAACCTCGATGCCCCGGCGGTCGATTTTAACCTCTGTGGTATAGATTTCGTTTGGCGCCGGTGTCCACTTGTGGATGGCAGTACCTTCTGCCAGTATGATGTCGGAAACATACAGCATGGCGATCCGGTTGTATGCGTAGACGATTATCGTGCCATCTTGCACATCCTGGATGGTAGCGGAATACTCCGTCCAGCCAAAAGTAGATGTGGTGTTGAACAGGTAGGCAAATTTATTTCCGTTGTACTGCACTCGGAAGTAACTGGAGTAGTTGGCCCCAGTTTTCTTTGCACGGACAGAAATAGTGTAAGCACCGGGGACCACACCAGTAATTGTCTGGGATAGCGTCGAGGAATCCGCCAGTACGAAGCAGGAGTCCGCAGAGGTGTTATTCTGTACATCCGTGGACGCATCTGTAGAAACTGTGCCGGAAATCGTCCAGTCATCGGTAATGCCGTTTAGGCCAGCAGAGTTTTTAACATAGTTAATACCGCCAGCAAATTGCTCTTCCACGGTAACGGTCAAGCCATGAACGGTCTGCTGAAGCTCGGACACCTGGCTCTGCATCTCCAGAACATTGGTATGCTCATTGCCCAGACCGTCTTCCAAAGTTTCCACCGTTTCCGTCAGCGATCCTACATAGCTGTTCAGACCGTCGACGCTGCTCTGAAACTCACTGAAACGCTCAGTATGTGTGGAGACAATGCCTCGTAAGGAATCCAGATCGTTTTGTACGACCCAGCCCTGACCGTCCCACACCATAGTCTCTGGGGGTACGGTGGAAGTGTTGACCCACAGCATACCAAAGTAAGGGTTTTCTGGCGGCGTGTCAGAAGTGACAATGTCGTTAAGACTGGTGATGGTGTATTGTGCGACAGCCGTCATTTGAATCCCTCCTTACAGCGTTACTTCACACATGAAGGTTGCTTTTGTGCTGACATCCGTATTGGACACGGAGAGCGTTTTGCCGGTCTTTGTGCCATTGGTGCCCCAGGCGGTATCGACCGCACCATCCTTATCGTACTTCGTCCACTTGTAGCTTCCGTTTCCATCGGCGTCGACCTCAACGCCTGCCTGGTAGCAAACAGCGGTCAAAATGGTACTGCCTTCGCCATTCTTAAACACATCACCGCCTGTAGAGGTGATGATGATTTGCAGCGGATCTGAATTGTCAATGAAAGTGGCTACATCCATGAAGCTACTGTCATAGGTGGCGGAGGTGGTGTCAGTATCTGTAGCAATGCATTTAACCACAGCATAACTGGATACTGCTGCGGCATAGATGGTAACGGTGTTTGTTGAAGTTCCCGTGTACTTGCCGTTGGTGTCGGACAGTTTCCGCCAGCCAATACCGAAGGACGCATCGTATCCGCTTGAAGTGGTGGATGTAACAGAACTATCCATCATCGCCCACTTATAGGTGATGTTGGTGGTATCAAGCGTACTGCCTCTCCACAGTTCTGCCTTTGCAATCAGCGTGGCCACCTCATCATTTTTGAACACATTTCCGTTAGGGGTTGTGACCAAAAGATCGGAAATACCGGAGCCGTTGACCACACGAGAAAAAGAAATGGTCAGCGGATGGGTAATGGAGAGGCCAGTGCCGCTGTCGGTGTAGGTAATGACACAGCGGTAGTCGATACCAGGCAAGCCGTCCATGACATTTGCCTTAACGGTCAGAATGTGGCTCTTGGTACCGCTGAGTGCGTAGTTGCCAGTGGAGGTGATGGCCGCGGTAGAACTACCCACATACCATTTCACGGAGGTCACATTGGACGAGGTAATCTGGTCTGTGGTGGTGCCAATCACATACAGACTGGGAGTCAACACCAGATTTGTGGTTTTCCAGTCGGGGTTAAAACTGGCGTTATCGGGGTTATTCATCTGCGTCCGGGCATGATTGGAGCCAATGTAGCCCGTCAGCGTCAGCGCGTCATTGTAGTCAATGATCGTAAACTGACCTTGTGCTTTGCTCATATTCAAGTCTCCTTTTCTCAGCCCAGAAGGCTGTTTCTTGTGGTGGTGTCGATCAAGTCACAGAAGAAAGTTGCACGTGCGTCCACATCCTCTGATGTAATTTCCACCAATTTCGTACCTCCAGCGTGGTCGGCATTCCATTTTGCGTCCGAGGTAGTATCCGCAGATACCCGCGTCCAGATGAACTGGTTGGAGTCCAAACTGTCGGTCACATTCTCATCCCAAGAGAAAACGGTGGCGTATAGCGTGGTGCTGATAATGCCGTTTTTGAAGATGTTTCCGTTAGATGAGGAAATGACCAGTCGGTACATTTTCTTTTCCTCGATAACCCCGACACGGTCGGACACCTGGTCTACGCTCTCGGTAGTTGCATAGGCGCGGAGGACAACCTCTCCCGTCTCCAAATCCCAATAGGAAGAACCATCCTGGGACTGAAGGACACCCGCCTTGATGATATTTGCCACCAGAGTGCCGGAGGTAATAAAATCCGCAACGATTTGACCATCGGAGGTGATGGCGGTTTCGTATGGGCCGTTGTAGCCGTTGCTGCTGAAACCCAAGCCACCCACATTCCAACGCCAGACGTTGACCGCCCCCTCAATGGTAGGTGCGTCCAGAATCAGCAGTTCGTAAGGTTTTCCGCTATCTGATGCGGTGTGGATGACAACATAGCCGCCCGTCTGCCCTGTGATTAGACCCGTGGCATTTTTGATAGCGGTGTTCATCAACACATGGAAACGATCAACCTTTTCAGTTGCTTCAGTAGCGGCTGCTTCTGCCGAGGAAACGTTGTTCAGTAGATTGGCTTTAGCCGAGCCGAGGGTGATCGACACATACTTTTCTGCCAGGGTGTCATACACAGTGGTGATGACCTTCGCTTTAGCGGCGATACCCAGGACGCTGTGCCGGATCGTAACGGTGTCGCACAAAGAAACACGCTCCAGAACAGCGGCATAATCCGGCTGTTTCCAGAGCGGTTCAAAGGCAACGGTCACGGTTGGGGTAGAAACACCCAAGGGGTTGTTGCTAAGATACTTAAAGGCAAAGGCTCGAAGGCCAGACTCGGATATTGGGTTCTGCTCATCAAAATACTCTGTAAAGTCTCGAATAAGGGTCTTCCTCTGCACCAAGGTGGAATCGGTAATGGGTAACAAAACCTCTGGTAGCGTGATCGCCGTTTCTGTGCCGTCCTCTGCCGTCACGATGGCGTAAGGCAAAAGATCAGTATAGACATCGGTATTTTCATTGTCATGTTCCAGATCCGTAAGGTTCTTTCCATATTCGATAACCACACCTGTATGTTGCCCTCGTCCTTGGTGGTGGATGACCTTGAAGTTATCCCATTCATATTCACCGCCCCACAAATCCAGGAAAGACCCTGCCACACCGCCCAAGCAGGCTCGGACACTCTGCGGTTTTGCCACCGAGAATGGCTTGGCCGAGGAGTAGTCTGTTTGGCAGGTGAAGTTGTGGGGTGTGGCTGTATTACTGAAAACCTTCTCCATCGCAAGAGGTGCGGAAATGTTGGCATCCGACCATTGGAGCGCAGCCACATTAGAAAGGTCATAGCTGATATGTTGGGCATAAACAGTGACCTCTCCGTTAATAGGTGTAGCAATTCGGTAGATGCGGAAAGCCTGGTCGGAAGCGGTGTCATTGGGTTTTGCCTTGACGATCCGCTCCGTTGCCAGTTCTTTGTACATTGCTCCCGTGATGGGATATTTGAAAACACATTCATAGGAGCCGTTGCGTTCCTCAGTGACCTCGCAGGATGTGCAATCCTTGAGAACACCGATGCCGAAAGTGTCGAAATTGGTCGAATTTGCTTTATAAAGTACGGGAATCATAGACTACACCACCTCGGAAGAACTGAAACCGCAGTGATGCCTCCGGCGAAAGCAATGGTATTTTCACCGGGGTGCAACAGCGGGAAACCATCTCCCGACACGGTATCGTTCCTTGACTCTGTCCCGCTGTAGCAGAGCATCTGCTCGGAATCGATAGTCAGTCCGTCTGCGTCCGTGAAAGACCAGGTCGCATTGGAGTCTTCGGACTGAATGGTCAGTGTTCCTGCACCGATGCCCGTAAAGGTAATCACGGGCTTGCTGACAAAGGGGTACGGATTGTTGATGACGCCACCGTTGGTCAGCACAATTTCTGTCAGCCCATCCACAGCATAGCGGTAGGGCTGACAAGAAAAGCTGACAGTGAAGATGCCGATGCGGTTGAGTTCATCCTCAATATCCAGTTTCCCAGCAAAGACTGCTCTGCGGGTAAACTCGGTGTCGTAGGTATCGGACAGCGTGTGGTAGCTGTTCAGCCCAGAATACAGCCAAGCCTTGATAGCCGTAATCTTTGTAGACAGTTCGGAGATGCTCTTTGCGGGAACGAACACGGAATAGGTCACCTGCACATTGGGAAACCGACCGCTGCCGGAAATCAAATCCCCGTCACGGCCTGGGATGGAAAGGAAGTCCACCTCATATTCTGGGCCGGAGAATACATTTTTGCTCTCAATGCGGATGCCCATATCCGAGGAGCGAATGCCCTTATACTCGAAATAATTCATGCAAAAACCACCCCTTTCCGCTTTGCAAATTGTCCTGCAGTGACCATGATTTCATTGGTCAGCTGATGGATATCCTCGTTGGTATAGTTGTTGAAGTTGGTAATGTTCAGCACCAACTGTAGACCGCTGACCTTTGTAGCGTCCGCGATACCACCACTGACGGTGCCGCGTACATTACCGTCCACATTGAAATCGGTGGGAAGAGCCGTTTCCATATCCTTGGCAAGACCGTGCATCACATCGTTGATGTCGGCACTCATAGCTTCCGCTGCCTTGACTGCTTCACCGCCGTTGGCATCGATAGAACCGGACAGACCCTTTACCAGCATCTCACCGATCCAAGCCATCTCATCAGAAGGACTGTGGATACCGAAGAAGTCGCAGATGCCGTCCCAGATGGAAGAAATCCACCCAGACACTTTATTCCATAGCCAAGAAGCCAGGGATTGGATACCCTGCCACAAGCCACGGACCAGGTTGCCGCC